TTCTCGTCTTCTGCCTTTTGTTTTTCGTTTTCCTTTTCGTGTTTCTGTTTTAACTTTTCGACTTCTCTTTCGTGTTTGTCTTTTTGTCTATCTTGTTCATCTGCTTGATTTGCTTTCAGTCTTGCAGCGGCAACTGCATCTTCACCAAACATTTTTTTGAATTTCTTTGTGTGTTTTGAGGGTTTTGTTTTTGCTTGTGCATCACCTGGAGCAGGTTCATATGCACTAGAATCATCATCGTCTTTCTTTGCACCCTTTTCGAAGTGTCTTGCTCTATCTTGTTTAGTAGACTTTGCAAGTTTATCATCACCTTTCTTATCGAAGTATTTCTTAGGTTGAGTTCCATCACGAGATTTTACATCTTTATCTTGTGCAACTTTCTTTGCTTCTGCGATATTTTGGTCTAGTATATCCATAATAACTATTTATCCCTTTTTCTTCAGTAATAATTCGTATTCTCTCCAAGAAGTTGCCTTCTTGTTACCAGGAAACTTAGATGACCAACCTTGTAAATAACTGAATAGTTTTGATGCCTTTGCATCTAAGGTTTTTATATCATCATCGTTTGAGACTTCTATAAAGTCTTTCTTAAAGATTCCTCTGAATTGTTTTAGATTCTTTTGAGCTGAATCCCAATCACCTTTTACAATTTCAGGTGGAAGTTTTCTTGCTCTCATCTCATTTCGTTTTTGTGCATTGTCTAATGATGCATTGACATATATCATTTTGTACTCATACCCCAATTCATCTAACATCTTCTTATAGTTTACAATTTTAGATGATTTAGCACTGGTAGTATCAAATATAAGACCAAGTCTACCTTCAATGTATCTATCCATTGCATTACCAGTAATCTTTTTTGCCTTGGCACGAATACCATCTCTGACATTTGAATCAATATTTCTTAAATCTAGGGATAATCCTGCTTTCTTTAGACCTGATTCAAAAGCAGTATCAGTATTGACAAGTTTTAACCCCAATGCTTTCAGACCTAGTTTCTTAACAACAGTAGATTTACCTGAACCTGGACCTCCCATTAAGAACACTGCTTTGAATGTTCCTGGGTCATAGACTCCCTCGTCTATTAAGTCTTCTATCATATATTCTGGTAGTGTTGACTCAACAATACCCATACCTTTACGAATATCTTTGTATAGATTCTCTATATCTTTTTTGTTTCTTGTAGGAACTCCTTTAGAGAATGCTTCGAAATCACCTTGTTCTGCCAATGCACGGAGTTTTGATGCACTCATTCCTGAAACATCATCGGCATCTGGGTCTCTTTCTCCTGCAGATACTATTTGTATCTCATTGAAGTTGTAATATCCATGTCTTGCTTTGACACCATTGTATTTCTTTAATAGTGTTTCGAACTCTTTGACTCTATCTGAACCAACGACCATTTTTACTCTGTTATATCCCTGTTTCTGCAATTCATTACATATATCAAATACAGTTCTTGCAGCGACATTTGCAACTATTCTACCAAAGAATTTTTGAAGATACTTAATCTTGTCTTTATGTGATAATGGATTTTTCTTAGGGTCGTTTGAGTGTGAAGTGAATAACATTACTTGATATCCACCACTTGATTCTTTTTTGAGTTTGTCTACTAACTTTGCATGACCTGTAGTTGGTGGATTGAAACGACCAAAGGTGAACACTACACCTTTATCTTTTCCTTCTTTTAAAAATGAACTTAATTTTTTCATGACATATCTTCTCTATCTTTCTTAACTAAACCTGCTAGTATTTTCATATTCTCAACACCACTTTTACTTGTGTCATAGTGATAAGGTTTAGGTGTGTCACCAACAACCCAATCATCCTCTTTAAACTCTATATCTGTTTGAGCAGGATAATCTGGTAGTGCGAAAGTTCCGAATGATTTTAATTTGCCCATTACTTATCCCAATTCTTTTGTGCAGTGAAGTTATTGTATGCAAACTCCATTCTATCTACTAATTTGACTGCACTTCCTGTTTTATCTATTGCAACATAACCTTCAGGATTTACAACTTCAAAACCTGTTGCAGTCTTTTTGAAAGTTCCTATACTCTTTACTCTATTTAGGGCAACAATGATTATCTGTTTTGCAACAACAAGACCTTCCATAAACTTAGTTAGATTAGTAATGAACTTGTTCAATGCACGAAGTTCGTTATACAATTGTTCACCAATCTCTCTCTTAATCTCTTTAGTCTTTTCCATTTTAACTTTTCCAACTACTTTATCTCTCCAATAGTTTTCAAAGTGTTTCATATATCCTGCATATGTTGGTTTAAAAGACCCACCTCTTATTTGTGCATTACAGTATGTCTTGTAAGATGCACCTGCACCTTTTTGATTTATTGTTGACTGTAATTCCATGAACTTCTGTAAGTCTTTCTTAGTGATACCATGAAATGATTTACCAACTCCTGATAAGACCTGTGTAAGTTTAAGTGTTTCTTTTGCAGTCATTGTGGAGTTTCCAGACACATCTTTATATGTTGCATCATCTACCCATACATCTGATGAACTACCTAAACTTGATGTATTTGCACCAAAACTGGCACCTAAATCTTCGATTGTAGAACCACTGTATGTAGTATGAAATACAATTCCCATTTTAGAACTTGCAATAGTTTTACCCAACTTGGAGTCTATATCTACTGCATACATAATTGTATTTGGTTGGAATGTGATGAATGATTTACCATCTATCTTAGTCATTTTCTTATCGTTGGTGTACATCAAATCACCTTGCATGATTGTATTCCAAGATAACTTAGATAGATATTTAAATGATGTTAGAAACTTTTCTTTTAATTGACCTGAGAGTTCAGATGCATCGTTGATTTCTTTTTCTGAAGTATAGAACAATGGTGTTTTGTTGAATAGTGATTTCTTTGCAACGAAGAATTGACCTGTCTCTGGATGTTTTCCACAAAAGATTGCAGGTGCCCCATCCCATTTAACAGTCATGTTTACAGAACTATTAGAATTTCCTTTCAACATGTCTCTTAAACCTTGCAGAAAGTTTATCGCACCACGACCACCATCAATACCTTGATTGATAATCTCGTCTTCTAAGTGTTCTAAATGTAGATTTTTTGCGCCCATAATAGTAGATTATACACCTTTTTAGTGTGTTTGTCTACTATTTATGTGTTTTGAAAGTTGTGTTTAGTCTACTGGTTGTGCAATTACATCGTATGCAGTGGTATCAGTTGGGTCTAATTCTTTAGCTGCCCATGATGATTTCTTACTATTTAATGCAGATATTTCATCTTGCAAACTAGTAGTAATCCATTTCATTGAAGAGGCATCACCTTTAACAGTTGTGTCTTTAAATGCAGTGTATGTCGCATGTGTACCCTTTCTGGTTTTACATTCACTTATAACTAGTGCAATTTCTGCTCTTAATTCTTCATCAGTAATGTCGCTGGTATCACCATCAAAACCCATACTTCTAACTTCTGCACTTCCAGAAGCTAAGGCAGCCGTATGAAACTGGTCCACAGTCACATCTGCAGCTAATCCTTCTAAGAATGTTAGTTTTTCGTTGATAGCAGCTAACTCAACTTCCTTTTTATCAATAGCAGGTTGAATGTCGTTGTCTATTTCGTCTTGATATATGCCCATTTGAATCCTCTAACTAGGTTTTTATACTAGTATTTAGGTTTTTGAGAGCGGAGTGGAGTGCAATTTGTCTTCTATTTTATCTATTTTATTAGATAATTTAGATATTGTTTTGGTATCAGATTCTTTTTTTGCGGCACGAAGTTCCTTTTTCAAAGTTATCTTCTTTGAAATCATATTGATTACCTCTTCGCTTTTTAAATTCTTTGCCATAATACTAAATACATAATGTATACATCTATTTATGTATTTATTGACCTTGACTCATACTCCGTGTAAGTTTCTGTATAGAAAATAGGGTCATTATCATGTATATTCATACCACCATTTTCAAATTTCTCAATGAAAGTCCAATCTGGATTCTCTTTTAAAACTAGATTATACTTATCTTTCTGTAGGATTTTACCGTTCATTACTCTCAATTTAGTATTAATCTTATCTGATACTTTAATACCATGACACATAAAATGAAACCATGCAACAAAGAGGCAATCTCTATTGAACTCTCCTGATAAGAACTCATCTGAGTATTCAACAATTATATCTGAGTGTGGACCTGGTGAGTATACATGGTCAAAGGTTGTTTTCTTTGACTTATCTGCAGTAGATAATATGTATGGCAATTCAATACACATTGACTTGCATAT